TTCAACCCGCACAACGCCAATGTTGTTTCTTGGCGGCATATCAGCGGCAACATCACCGGACTTGAAATACACGGCAAACATTCGGTTGGGGCGTCTACCGCAGATTTGTATGTGGTGAGCGGGGTTCTTATTGAGGGCAACATTGACCTCGGCAAGATCGTTCTCGACAGCCAGTGCAGCGGTCATTGTGTATTCAGAGTAGGAACCAGCATCGTTTTCGGAGCCACCAACGAAGGGGATGTTTACCTCTCTAACGGGGCTACTGCGACATTTACCGGCGGCACCAGAAGGGCCAGGGTTTACGATGCTGATACCGGCGATATTTCTATGGTTAGTACGCTAACCGCAAAGAAGTTTGTTCCAACGGTGGTCACCTTCACCAGCACTGACGCCACGCCCACGGTGGCGGGCGGCGACGTATTCATCACCGCCGGTACGACAACGATCACCGACTTCGACGATGGTGTACTCGGACAGACTATCCATATCAAGGCCACTGACAGTATAACGATAACGCACAATGCCTCGATTATCAACTTGTCTGCTGCTGGTAATTTCGCTATGACAGTGAACGACACCCTGACCCTGACTATGTTTGTAGATCAGGTCTGGTCGGAAGTCGCTCGTTCGGTCAACTAAGGAGCAAGAACCTAATGGCTAAACTTACTTTAACAAACATAGCCTCCGGGTACTACACCGTAGAGATCCTAAACGCCAACTTTGATGCTATAGAAGCTGCGTTCGAGAACGCGGTAGTCAGGGATGGCACATCCCCGAATGCTATGCAAGCGGATATAGATGCTGGAGGGCACAATATTGTCAACGTCGGCAACATCACTAGTGCGTCGGTATACTCCGCGTCAGATTCCCCGCTACTCGGTGGATACGCTGCTGCGCTCTATCCTAGGAAAGCAGAGAATGCCACTATCGCCGGGACGTGGGTTTTCACTGTTGCTCCGACGTTCCCTACGGGAACGGTTCTCAAACAAGATACGGAAGTAGTCCTAACCAAGCCACTCCAGACTACGGCGCAGGTTCTGGTCTCTGCCGCCACCGTCACACCCGACTGTGAACTAGGTAACTTCTTCACCCTTACAGCCGCTGAGAATTTCACTTTAGCCAATCCTAGCAATCCACCGGACGCCACCAAGACTATGACGCTCTTGTTTAGGGTCCAGCAGGATGCTACCGGAAGTCGTATTATAACTTGGGGATCCAAATACAAGTTCCCCGGCGGCACAGCCGGAGTGTTAACCACCACTGCTGCTGCCGTGGATCTAGTCTCTTGTACTTACCACTCGGTCTCTGACACTTGGATGACTACGGTACTTAAGGACATCAAGTAAAATGATGCCCCCGTTCTTCGGGCCACCGCCGCAAGGAAACCCGGCCACTGTCTCGGTAACTATCTCTTCTACCGAGAACAACGTAGACTTACTCCAGAAGATCAATGACATCTTTGGGTACGTCCCTACCCAGACCCCACTTACCGTCACCTTGACTATCAGTGCTGTGGTAGGATCAACCGACCCAGCGGAAGCAGCCTTGGATCTCAATGGGCTGGTCTCGGGCAGTGTCATCAACCTAGAGAACACTTCGTACATCCTAGGACGGGGTGGCAATGGAGGCAACGCTTTCGGAGCCGGATCTCCTAAGAACGGAGTAGCGGGCGGCATAGGAATAGATGGTCCCGGATCTGGGTGCACCCTGAACATCACCAACGCAGCGGGTTCAATCCGTGGCGGCGGTGGGGGCGGAGGTGGCGGTGGATTCACGGTAGTAAACAAGAGTTCCTACGAACCCATGCTTAGGGCGGGGTCTGGTGGTGGTGGTGGTGCTGGTGGTGGTACTGGTGGCACGGGTGGAGAGGAGGACTTCGGGCTGAACCCAGATGGCGATCCGGGTACTTCTGGATCTGCTGGTGCAGGGGGTGCTGGGGGCGCTACGGCCAACGCAGGTGGCAATGGCGGGGCCTATGGTGCCGTAGGTACCAGTGGTGCAGGAACCTCACCCGGAACCGGAGGAGCAGCCGGATACTACCTACGCAGTCGTGGAGCCACGATTGTCTGGGTAAGCGGGGGTGCCAATGTCGCAGGATCGGTTGACTGAGATAAGGGAAGCAGCAGAAACTGATCTCTTGACTTTCATTAGGCTGATAGCTCCGCACCGGGAGCTTGGATCTATCCATGAAGAACTATGCAGATGGTGGACTAAAAATGGTGCCAAATCTCATCAAATGGTACTACTTCCTCGGGACCACCAGAAGTCAGCCCTTATAGGGTACCGGGTAGCTTGGGAGATAACCCGCAATCCAGCTATCACCGTCCTATACATCTCGTCTACGGCCAACCTAGCCGAGAAGCAATTGAAGTTCATAAAGGACATCCTGACTTCCAAGAAGTATAGCAAGTACTGGCCGGAGATGTGCAATGAGGACGAGGGTAAGCGTTCTAAGTGGACTAATACAGAGATTGAAGTTGACCACCCTGCGCGGAAGACGGAGGGGGTTAGGGATCCAACGGTATTTACTGCGGGTCTTACCACAAGTATTACGGGACTCCACTGCAATCTGGCCGTTCTAGACGACGTAGTAGTCCAAGAGAATGCTTACACGAATGAGGGTAGGTCTAAGGTTGCGTCACAGTACTCGCTACTTGCAAGTATCGAATCGGCTGATGCAAATGAGTGGGTTGTCGGAACGCGATACCACCCCGCCGATCTCTATCAAAGGCTCTTGGAGATGGAAGCTGAGATGGCTGATGAGTTCGGCAATACCTACTCACGGGATCCAGTCTATGAAGTTTTCCAAAGGGAAGTCGAGGATCGTGGCGATGGCACCGGAGATTACCTCTGGCCTAGACAAGCGCGCAAGGACGGTCGTTGGTTCGGGTTCAACCAAGAGATCTTGGCGAAGAAGCGTGCACAGTACCTAGACAAGACACAATTCTATGCCCAGTACTACAATAACCCTAACTCCCAAGACAACGAAGCAATCGCTAGGGACTACTTTCAGTACTACGACCGCAAACACCTTAGCAAATCAGACGGGTACTGGTTCCATAAAGATCGACCGCTGGCACTCTCCGCTGCCATTGACTTTGCGTACTCGATACGGGAAACGGCAGATTACTCGGCTATCGTTGTTATAGGGACCGACTATACCGGGAACATCTACATCCTAGAGATGGACCGCTTCAAGACCAAGAAGATCTCGGAGTACTGGGACCACATCTATACCCTTTACCAGAAGTGGGGCTTCCGCAAAATACGGGCCGAAGTTACCGTAGCGCAGGAGGCCATAGTAGAGGAGATGAAGAATACCTACGTCAAGGCTGCCGGGATCCCCCTGTCATTCGATAAGTTCCGCCCGACTAGGACTATGGGAACGAAAGAAGAGCGCATAGATGCCGCTCTCCGCGCCCGCTACGAGAACGGTTCTATTTGGCACTATCACGGTGGCGCGTGTGAGGAGTTGGAACTTGAATTAGTGCAACTCAAGTCTAGGTTCGATGACTTGAAGGACGCCTTGGCGAACGCCGTCTCCATGTCGGTAGTTCCTAGGCACTTAAAAACCAAAGACAAGACTAGCAATGTAGTCTACCACCCGCGATTTGGCGGGGTCCAAGCGTAAGGAGTTTTGAATAAGTGAAAGCCCTAGACCTAGACACCTTCTTAGGGGAACCCCGTGATAGCTTGGCAGTCAAGATCGGGGATCAGTACCGCCTCTGGAAGAATGCCCGGTCCCGCTGGGAGGGTGAGAAAGCAGAGTTAAGGAACTTTATATTTGCCACCGATACCACCAAGACAGCCGCAGGTGCTCTGCCTTGGAAGAACAAGACGACACTCCCCAAGCTGTGTCAATTGCGGGACAACCTGCACTCTAACTATATGGCGGCTTTGTTTCCTAACGACGACTGGTTCGAGTGGGAACCCACCCGCCAGTCGGATGCTAACGCAGGCAAAGCTAGAGCTATCAAAGCGTACATTAAGAACAAACTAAAGCAGAGCAATTTCAGGGAAGAGGTCTCCAGACTAGTCTATGATTACATAGATTACGG